CTTCTTAGCAGGTTCTGCAGGCTTCTTGGAGTCATCTACAGGCTTGCCATCTTTACCGATTGGCTTAACCTTTGGCTTTTCTGCCTTAGCATCGTCCTTCTTTGGTTCTTCTTTCTTAACCTCAGCCTTGGGTGCATCTTTCTTAGGCTCTTCCTTCTTGGCTTCTGCAGCATAACCACTAGCTGCCATACCAATTGCTGCGAACAACGCGATAAAATACTTCATTCTTACTCCTCGTTAGCTAATTTAGCAAAATAAGACAACGATTCGTCATCGTCATCAAAGTCTACTTCTTTAGGCGGAACTGCCTTAGAAGCTGGTTTGGAAACAATCTGTGCTTTAGGGGCAGGTGAACTTAAAGGTTCATCATCAAGTGATACTTCCTCTGCTCTCTTAACTGCACCTGGGGCTCCAAGAACACTTTGAAGTTTTTTTCTTCAATTCGTCATACGATTTAAAGTGTTTAGGATCTAAGAATTGTTTCAATGAATGCTGCGAATTCCAAGTCTTTTCCAATTGATCTGAATCCTCAGATAATGGACTTGGTGATTCAAATTCTGACTTATCATAGTTTCGATAACCTTCAACATTACGAATCTTCAACTTAAAGTTTGCACCAGTGTCAAAGTCATAGATGTTAACAGGTTTTTCATCTTCAAACTGAGGACTCATCAAGTCTTTAATCTTGTCAAAGATTTTCTTACCATATCTGAAAAGAAATACCTTGCCTTCATTTTCGGGATTAGCAGGATCCTTGATAACAAGAATATTAGAAATATAAGTTAACTTACGTTTCTGCTTACGAGCGATTTCTTTATTTGCTTCTGACCCAGAGTTCCACAACTCAGTATTCAACTCTGATACAGGATCAGCTTGACCAATAGTGGTCAAAGAATTTTCGATATACCATTTGCCGCCTGGACCTTGGAAACCATGATTCCAAACACGAACATATGGAAAATCTTCACCTGGAGGTTGAGGAAGAAAACGAATTACAGCATAACCATTTCCTGCTTTGTCCACTGCTGGTTGCCAGAAACGATCATCGGATTGCTTTTCGCCTTGGGGATTTGAGATTTTTTCAACCTCTTTCATGAGGTTTTCAAAACCGCTGCGAGACTTGCGAAGTTCAGATAGTGATGTAAAAGCCATTTTGTTTCTCCGTATTTGCGTTGTATAAAATTATATTAACGTCGTTTGATTTTATTGTTAAATGCATAATCTAAATATTCATCAAACGCATCATCTTCTTTAGACGATGCATAATTATATATAATCTTTCGATGCTTGTCAAGTTTATTTTTGCTCTTTTCTACACGATGTATTCTTTTTTCTTTATCATAAGAGTCAAATGTTTTAGTCTTACTCATTTTTTAAAAAGTTTCTCCTCCATCTTCTTTTACCACAATGTATGGCCATTGTGAAATTCTTTTAGTTAAGTCCATTTGATTATGAGCTAGCTTAACTAAATATCTTTGTGTTTCCTTTAAGGATTCGGTTAATTGTTGAATAGAATCCATGTGCATTGATACTTGCATTTCTAGATTCTTAATCTTCTGTTCCGCCACGTTTAAATCTTCGGATAAATATTCCATTAAGTTTTTCCAAATCAAATTTAAGAAAAGGCCTGTACTTCTTTACCAATCTTGATATGTCAGGATATACTATTGTATCATTCACTTCCGTATCATATTTTTCAATGAGATTTAGAATTTTATCTAAAATTACTAATGTTTCAATAGTTATACTTTTTCTCAAGTATGCTTTTATTATATATGGATGAGAATCTTTTGAAACACTAAATAAATTCTCGACACTGAGATTATTTTGTTCCATTTCCAATTCGAGATTATCTAAATCTCTATTGAATGTATACGTCAATCCTTCTATTCTCTTTTTCCACTCTAAATAAGTCTCTCTTGCATCTGCATCAAATACACCACCCCATCTATCGCCAGATACAAAATTAGCTATTAGGAAATTTGCCACTTCTTCATCTGAATACTTTTTAGCAATTTTATTGATTGCAAATAAATCTGATCTTTTAGCAAATGCTTGTCTGCTTGCTCGAACCTTACCTTTCTGTTTAATAACATCATACTTGTCTGTAGTAAAATGTAGCTTCAACGCTAAGTAATACTTATATACTTGAAATGCGTCCATTATAATCATATAGGGAGTTTGCCTCGTTTCTTTTTCAAATAGTTTTGTTCTTCAGCTTCAATTTGTATTTTATCTTTTAATGTTTGATTAATGAGTTTAGCTATAGCTTCAACATCAATATCTATTTCGTTGCAGTATTGAATAACTGCATCCATATATCCAATCTGTTCTGATTGGAC